CCAAAGCATCCAGTTATCACACTTGACCCATCATCCTTTAATACATCTTGGGCGTTGTAGCTTACGTTTTCAGTCAAGCGTTCAGCTACCTGTTGCATACATGACTGTAGCTCCGGGTCATCAAATTCAGGGTAGTATGATCGAGGCTCTGAATTGGCAGCAATTGCGAGATTGGCAGCAATTGCGAGCCAAAATGTCAAAAACGAAAAACTTATAAAACGCATCACTGATCTCCATAACAAGGCAACATCACTATGGGCATGTTTGACAGATTTATAAAGACCGAACAACGGTCACTCGAAAACCCTAATATCCCTGTGTCTGCCGATAACTTTCTGCACCTAATGGGGTGGGGTGACTTTAACTCCAGCTCAGGCGTTGTGGTAAACGTTGAAAACGCGTTGGGCGTTCCAGCCATCTGGGCTGCGGTAAACTTCATTAGCGGCACTTTAGCCAGCTTACCTTTGGAAGTTATACGGCGCACACAGAGCGGCACAGAGCGCGTAACTGACGGGATGGGTACTTGGCTGGATCGAGCCGTAAACCCCTCTCTGAGCAGCTTTGCGTGGCGCAAATACAGCTTTGAGCAAACACTAACGGGTGGCCGATCTGTTACGCTAATCGTGCGGAACGGACAGGGCGTGATTACCGACTTGGTGCCGCTCGACCCAACTGATCTCAGCGTCTACTCCAAGACCAGTGAGCAAGGCTATCCGACAAAAGGTTACAGAACCAAAACCGCAATCTATGAAGCCACAGAGATTATCGACCTGAGCTTTATGCTTAAACACAATATGATTGATGTGCGCGGCCCAATCATGACCAACAAGGACGTCATTGGGTTGGCTATTGCAGCATCGCGCTACGGCTCAAAAGCGTTCCAATCTGGCGGCATTCCACCAGTGGCGCTGCAAGGTCCGTTTGCCAGTGGGGCAGCAGCTCAGCGCGCATCAGAGGATGTCGCCAACGCAACGATTAAACTGGCCCGCGAGGGTCGCCCGGTCATGGCATTGCCAGCAGGCCATGAGCTAAAATCAATCGGATTTTCGCCAGAGGAAATGCAGCTGATCGAGTTGCAGAAATTCTGCATTGAGCAGGTGGCGCGGATATATTCACTGCCACCTGTGTTTCTGCAGGATTTATCGACTGGCACGTTCAGCAATGTTGAGCAGCAGGATTTGCATTTCGTAAAGCATACGCTGCGCCGCTGGATAGAGCAGGCCGAACAGGAAATGAACCTCAAACTATTTGGCCGTGAGAGCGATATGAGCGTTCGCTTTAACGTGGACAGCTTACTGCGCGGCGATTTGAAAACCCGCATGGAAGCTCATGCGACCGCGATCCAAAACGGCATTAAGACGCCAAACGAGGTGCGGGATTTGGAAGAATTAGAACCCCGTGCGAATGGCGATGACCTATTGATCCAAGGTGCGACCGTGCCGATTGGAAGCCAGCCTAACGCTGAAGAGGAATAACCAAATGGAAAACCGTGAAAGCCGGGTCTCCACTTCATTTGAGGTGCGAGCCGAGGATGATGCTGTGACTGTCGAAGGCTATGCAGCTGTGTTTGATGAGGACACCGTCATTGGTGGCCAATGGATGGAGCGCATTGCGCCCGGTGCGTTTACAAACGCGATAGGCCGAGATGACGTGACCTTCCTAATTAATCACGAAGGCTTGCCTTTGGCGCGCACTCGATCAGGCACGTTGGAACTATTTGAAGATCAGCGCGGCCTAAAAATGCGGGCATCGCTCGATATGCGTGATCCTGACGTGCGTTCAATTGTTCCAAAGATGCAGCGCGGTGATCTAGATAAAATGTCTTTTGCCTTCATTCCAACGCGCCAAAAATGGAAAGACGTTGATGGCAAAGACTTGCCCCGTCGGACCATTGAAGAGGCTGAGCTGTATGATGTGAGCATCGTCACAACGCCCGCATATTCTGGCACTGAGATCGGCTTACGCTCGCTGGAAGACTTCAGAAAATCACAAAGAAAATCGCAAGCACCCCGCCGAATGCGGATGAAAGATCGCTTGCAGAAATAACGGTGGGTTCCCGCTGTTAATGCCCTTCCTGCGCCTTGGGCAAGCGCGTGGAGATGAACGCAGTGATTGCGTCCGATCCCTTAGATGGAGGCCCACGATGGCTGATATTAAGACTTTGCGGGAAACGATGGCGAATATCGCCACAGAAGCCCGTAGTAAATTGTCAGAAGTAACCGACGACACCCCAGAAGAAAGAGCCGCTGAGATCGAACGTGAGTTTGACGCAATGATGGTATCTGCAGATAAACTCCAAGATCGCATTGAGCGCGAAGAGCGCGCAGAAGCATTAATGGCAAAATTGCAGCAGCCCGACACCAGCAAAATTCCAGCCGCAGAAGCTCGCACAGCACCTGCTGTAGATAACGGTTTGGTCATGGATTATCGCACTGCCTTTGCTGAAATGATTAGCGCGGGTGGCGATGCTTATGTTGATGCCGAGGTTCGCAATGTTTTGCGTGAATATCGCGTTCAAACTGGTGGCTCCAACTCTGCTGGCGGCTTTACCGTTCCAACCGAGCTTGCAACATTTGTTGAAGAGAGCATGGCTGCAACAGGTCCGATGTATACGTCAAACCTGTTCTCTGTGATTAATTCAGCCGATGGGCGCACGTTCAGCATTCCAACTGTGGACGATACAGCCGTAACTGCTGTGGGTCATACAGAAGGCACCCAGCCAACTGATGATGGCGGCAAGGATGCAACCTTTGGCCAGAAATCAGTCGGCGCGTTTGCTTTTGACAGCGAATGGGTCCGTTGGTCAGCTGAGCTAAATGCTGACAGTATCCTGAACATGGAAAGCCTTTTGGGCAGCTTGCTTGGCGAGCGTTTGGGTAGGATTGCAAATAGCAAACTAACCACTGGCTCTGGCTCTTCTGACGTTGAAGGCATCGTCACAAACAGTGCGGTTGGTAAAACAGCGGCGAGCGCGACGGCTGTTACGGCAGACGAGATCATTGATTTGATCCACTCTGTTGATCCAGCTTATCGGGTTTCACCATCAGCAGCTATCATGATGAATGACAGCACCTTGGCGGCGATCCGAAAGCTTAAAGACGGCAACGGCAATTACCTTTGGCAGATGGGCAACTATCAGGCTGGCGTTCCGCAGACCATTCTGGGCTATCCAGTGGTTGTAAACCAAGCGATGGACAGCATTGCGACGGCTAAGAAAACCATCCTCTTTGGTGACATGAAAAAGTTTTATGTCCGCAAAGTCGGTGCGCCTGCGCTGTACGTTGCTCGTGAGCGTTTTGCTCCAGACTTTGGCATCCTTGGCTTTATCCGCTTTGACGGAGTTTTGGCTAACACTGCTGCCATTAAGCACCTCGTCCAAGCCTAATCAATTATGGTGGGGGCGTTCGCGTCCTCACTTAACTTTTGGAGGTTCGACATGAAACTCAGACTTTTAACATCTATGGCTGGCATCGATTACTCGCACAACCAAGGCGATATAATAGAAATAAACGATCCCGATGCAGCTAAGCGTTACATCGAAAACGGCGTGGCTGAACCTGTCGCGCCCACCAAAGAAACGGCGGCAAAGAAAACGCCAGCCAAGCGCAAAGCAATCAAGGAATAACCAATGCCGACTTTGCCCTTGCAGCATCGCGTTCAGCTGGTGACCGCACCAGTGCGGCAGCCAATCAATATATCTGAGTGCAAAGACCAGATGCGAATTGAGCATAGTGATGATGATATTATCATTAACCGCTTTATCGATACGGCTACGCGCTTTGTGGATGTCACTGGCGCGCTAGGCAAGGCAATGATCACGCAGACTTGGGGTGAGTGGATCGCGCCCAATCCGTCTGTGGTTTACCTATCTCTGGGGCCAGTTCAGTCGGTTTCAGCGATTAAATATTATGACACCAACAACGCTCTGCAAACAGACACGCTTTCAAATTACCATGTGCTTGGCACATCGGGCCGAATGCTCATCAGCCCAAAGACAGGTTTTAGTTGGCCCATCACATTTCAGCGAGATGACGCGATTAAGATTGAATACGTTATCGGCTATGGCGATGCGCCAACCGATGTGCCTGAAACAATACGCCATGCGTTGTTTATGCTTGTGGCCCATTACTATGAAAACCGTGAACCTGAGCTGGTCGGCACAATAAGCAAAACGCTGCCATATGGGTTTGAAGATTTAATCGGTATCGAGCGGTCGTCTTATTATGGCTAGGGCGGGGCTTTACCGGGACCGCGTTACATTCCAACGAATGGCGCAGGCCACAGATGATTACGGCAACGTGACCAGTACCTTTTCAGATCATGCAAAACGTAACGCTCATATCATCGAACGCTTAGGCAAAGACGAGATTGAGGGTGGCGCATTACAGGATGTGGCAGTGGCGACACTGCGGGTGCGCTCTGATACCATCACAAAAGCCATCACGGTGGCTGATCGCGTCGTGGCGCGGAACGTCTACTGGGCGATCAAATCAATTATGCAAGTTTCAGCCAAAGGTGACATTTTGGAAATGCGCCTCGAAAAAGGTGTGGCGACTTGAAGGTAGAGGCTAAGGGTTTGCAGAAAGCCTTTAAAAATCTGCCTAGAAAGCAACGCAAATACATAGGCGATGCGATCCGCAAAAGTGTAAATGAAGGCGTAAGCCTTGCCCGCACTTTAGCTCCGAGCGGCAGCGGTCAACCCGATCCAGATTTGGGCAGACTAAAGCAAGGTATTCACGCCAAGTTTGAAGTTGAACAGCACGCTTTTGTTGGATCAATCGAGGCAGCTGCGTCAACACGCGAT